ACCACCGACGCTCAGGTTCTCAGGCAGACTGGTGATGCCAGTGTCCTGCAGGTCGAGGTAACCACCGACGCTCAGGTTCTCAGGCAGACTGGTGATGCCAGTGCCGCGCAGGTAGAGGGAACCACCGACGCTCAGGTTCTCAGGCAGACTGGTGATGCCAGTGTCCTGCAGGTAGAGGGAACCACCGACGCTCAGGTTCTCAGGCAGACTGGTGATGCCAGTGCCGCGCAGGTCGAGGTAACCACCGACGCTCAGGTTCTCAGGCAGACTGGTGATGCCAGTGTCCTGCAGGTCGAGGTAACCACCGACGCTCGGGTTCTCAGGCAGACTGGTGATGCCAGTGCCGCGCAGGTAGAGGGAACCACCGACGCTCAGGTTCTCAGGCAGACTGGTGATGCCAGTGCCGCACAGGTAGAGGGAACCACCGACGCTCAGGTTCTCAGGCAGACTGGTGATGCCAGTGTCCTGCAGGTAGAGGGAACCACCGACGCTCAGGTTCTCAGGCAGACTGGTGATGCCAGTGCCGCGCAGGTAGAGGGAACCACCGACGCTCAGGTTCTCAGGCAGACTGGTGATGCCAGTGTCCTGCAGGTAGAGGGAACCACCGACGCTCAGGTTCTCAGGCAGACTGGTGATGCCAGTGTCCTGCAGGTAGAGGGAACCACCGACGCTCAGGTTCTCAGGCAGACTGGTGATGCCAGTGCCGCACAGGTAGAGGGAACCACCGACGCTCAGGTTCTCAGGCAGACTGGTGATGCCAGTGCATCCCAGCAAAGAAACATCACCGTTAATTACGATAGAGCCATTATCATTAACAACATAGTTAATGTTTTTCTTTTTCAAAATATCCACAAAATTAGACATTTATATTTCTCCACACCAGTTTTTAGGTTGAGTTAATCCCTCGCCGCGAGGCGATTAATTTGCACATGGGATTAATTAACGGGGCTTGCCCCAGAACTTCTCTTTCTCTACATACAAAGGCGGATGCCGGAGTTAAAAAACAAATAAACCGATTCATCATTTCAATTTAAATGGATCCGGCATCCGCCTTTATATGCAGTAAAAAAAAGTGCGGTGACCCGAGAACCCCTGGTGTGGCACAAACAGGGTCACCGCAAAGACTACACACAGCAATTTCACAGCTATCACGGTCCTAACGTGATTTTGTAGGGCGCTCGGAGTCGAACCGAGTGCAGGGTAGGGAACCTGACAATCACCTGATCACCACAACGGAAAGAGCACATCTGGCCACGACACTCGTTCAAGTGGAATGCCGAGGTGAAAAACCGTCAATGCTCTTACCTGTTGTGTGCCTGGTGTACTTCACCACCTCAGGCGGCAGTGGTATCTTGGAAGCTCCAACACAACCAAGAAGGAACTTGTATGTCATTTTTTGAAACCAAGACCGCTCTCGGAACGCCATCATCAAATTCAGATGTTGCTATTGAAGCGGTACTTATTTCTCTTATTACCGTTCTCGCCAAACAATCCGACAACGCAAATACATTTATCTGGGATATTGAGAATGAAGTTAATGCCCGACTTTCTCTTGAGAATCGCAGTTCGTCGCTTGAGATTGCTCAAGAGATTCTTTCTGCTGTTCGCGAGAAAGCGCTGAAATAAATTTGTTTGCAACTTCAAGCGAGATTGCCTCGGTGGTTTCGCTTTTTTCTCGCATGGCATATCCCTTAACACTCGGATATACGATATTCCGGATTGTGCATAACTGATTCTCAGCATCAGTAAGTTCAACCTGAGTTCTGAGTAATTTTTCCGACAACTTCACCATTAACGCCGCCGCCGAAACATCTACAGCAATCTCTTTTGCGCCCCAAGAAGAGCAGATCATCACCAGATGCTGCAAATCGGAGAAGACTTTGTTTCGCTCTTCGGTTCTTGCTGAAATGACATTTTTCACGCTTTCCATTTTCATCACCCAAGCTGTTCGCTGTTGATGAAATCAATGTTAGGTAATGCCTAATTTAATGTCAATAGGCGACGCCTAATTTTTGGTGTGGCGAAACGCAAAATAAATACGAGGTGCTAAATCGCAGACATAAAAAATCCCGCTTTGTGCGGGATGGGGTGGGGTGAGAGCTAAGGCTAAATGGTGATCTGTTGGGCGGGGTATGAGTTCAATACCCAACATTCTTGATGTACATGGTGGATTTCTAAGCTATTGACATACATTTCAAATTTAGCGGCACAGTTCACTTTGTTATCTAAATTTGTAACATCATCCCCTGCATCATTTTCTGCAATATTTTTTAGATCTCGCCATTCGTGGTGTAGGTCGATCATTTGAATAAATCCACGATTTTTCATTACTTTATTATGCATGTTAGAGAACACGCCAGCATATTTGTATGAGTCCATAATGGTGGATTGCCCATCGCCATCAATATCTACAGGAGCTGAGAACCATTTAAAAACATGCAATAAAAATTGATTTGCTAACCAAGGGATTTCACCTTCTAGCATTTTTTCGGTTGTTGATAAACTGAGGCTTTCATGGAGATTTGTAGCTCCAATTAACACTATTTCTGGTCCATCGCCTGCCTTTCTCCGCGCTCGGCCTGCATTGACATAATTAAAGATGCCTGCATAGCACTGACCGAGATAAATGACAGCATTACCTAGGCCTTTCATACATTTTACTGTGCTGAGCAGTTTTTCTGGAGTTATGGGTGTAACAGCATCGATGCCGAATGGATTTCCATGACCAGTAATAAACATTACTAGGTTCTCATGCTTATTATTCTCTTGATCTGAAAAGAAATTATCTGTTGGCTTGGAGTGGTAGATATTGGTTGATGCCAGAGAAAATAAGCCATCAAAATTCTGGGTTGGGCTATCTATATAAATAGATATATCATCTGGTTTCACACCTGCGCTTTCTAGGCACATGAGCCCATAGACCAGATCCAGTACGTGCCGAGCTTCAGCTTTGGGTTGTGAGGATGAGAGAAATAAAACCCACTTGGTTTTTTGGGCGATAAGGCTCATAAAATCCCTTTAAAAACATATATCACTTTGTTATTAACATTTTACTAAATGCATGTTACTCAATGATTCTGGTTTCTTTACATCAGAGAAAAAGTACATCTCTTCCATTTCTTTTAGTTCAGGATTGGAATCTATCGACATTGATGTAAGTATTCTCCCGCGCTCATTCAATGCATATATATCTTTTCCTGTTTTCAAGAAAAAACAAACAGTTTCATCACTTGTGTTAGCTTTAAAGAGTATCCATTGGCCTAAATTTATACACTCTTTTATCGTAGAAGTGATGTCTGGTAAGTCTTGCGACTGTATGCTTACGAATTTCATAAGAAATCCTTAATATTGTAGCAAATCAAGTTGTAATGGCTCATCAGATTAATACAGTGTAGATGAGATCTATCGATTAAGCATGAATCATACGAGTGGCTATTTCGCTTGTTAGCATCCCTATCGCACTTTATGCCTCAATTTTCTGTTGTGTGAATCTGGACTCTGCTATCTATAGCTTAGGTTAGCCATCATACAAAGAAGTTCCGCAATGAATGTAAATCTTGTTTAAAAATGAAACAATCCGGCATTATCTGAGACGCTTTGATAGGCCTATTGAATCAACTCACCATCTGACCAGACTAACTTAAGTGCCGGTTTTGCTTTGCTTGCGTATTTTTTCTGGCGGTGGGGCGGCTTTGTTGAGCCATTCGCGAGCTTTTGTGTCCAGAGCAGTAGCATATGCGCGTGCGTCGGAATCTACCCAGCCAGGAACACTTGAACCAGAGGTTAACAAATAGTCTACGACGGCTCTTCGCTCGTCTGAAGCCAACATATAAGAATTATGAAATTTAATGCTTTCTGGTGATTGCTCTGAGATTAATTGAGCTGAAGTATTTGAAGGAAATTTGCTAAGCCCCCAATGCTCTGGGCCTGCTACGTCTGAAAAGTAGATCCAAAGCTCCGGCAGCTTATCTTTGCTGATTGAGCCCTTTTTTATCCAATCATGGATGGAAGGTGGCTTAACTTTGAAGTGGCGTGCGATTTCCGCCTTGGTCTTGATGGCACCCGAAGATTTTTTTCTTTCTATGGCCAGCTCTATCGCTCGACCTAATTCTTTCCCGCTAAGCATTGCCTAATGATCCGTGTTATATGTCGATTAGGCAATTCCTATTGATTTAATGTTAGGCGTCGCCTAATATAAATTTCGATATTCCAACTAGGAGCCTAATCCATGGCTAAAGATAAGCCAGCCCTTAAGGACGCCTGCATCAATCTTGGTGGGCAAGCATCAATGGCCAGACTTTTGGGCGTATCAGCCCCAACCATCAATCAATGGGTGAATGGCGTGCGCCCGATACCAGCAGAACGGTGCCTTGAAATTGAAAAAATAACTCAGGGCAAAGTTACCTGCGAAGAGCTTCGCCCAGACGTTGATTGGGCATATCTACGTAGCACTGAGCGAAACCAAAACCAGTAAATGCCATTTCCTTGCCGCATTTTTACGACAAAGCAGGGCAGGGCGAAACCACAGAATTAAGGGGGTAACCGTGGGTAAAGAAATCAAAATAACAAATGAAGGGGCAATCATGACGATCGCCCCAATATCTCTAACTTTCGCTGAGCAATTGTTGATGTGCCTTAAAGGAAGCAAACTGCATTCTTCCTTCGGCGTCGATACCAGTATTGTGGCTAACACACCAGGTGATGAATTCGGCTGTCTCAGCCTCTACCTTGATGACTCGTTGTCCCTTCCCCTCGATGCGCTTAATCAACTTCTCGGCATTACGCTTCCATTCGGTGTAACTGGTAGCCAGCACATCAGCGTCAGTAAAAATCTTTTTGTATTCATGATACTGGATTGCATCACGAAACCAGAATATGCCTACCGCCTGCACTTTCATGTCGAAACTCCTTCGATTCCTGGTTTTGGAAAACAAAGAATATCACCGACCCAAGATTCAACACCAATTGAGGGAGCGAACAATGAGTGAACACTGGAAAGTTGAGAAGCAACCAGCATGGCTGGTGGCCGCGATCAGGAAAACAATTGCTGCATTACCTGGCGGATATGCAGAAGCGGCAGAAATTCTGGATACAACACAAGACGCAATATTTAACCGTCTGCGCACTGGTGGCGATCAGATATTCCCAATGGGGTGGGCGATGGTGCTGCAAAAAGCTGCGGGGGTTTCTTTTCTTGCTGATGCGATATCACGCGAGACGGATAACGGCATGCATATCCCAGGCGCTACTGGCGAAGACGTCAACGAAGAGATTGGCAGCAAGCTGGCGGAGCTGGTGGGACAGCTTGGAGATCTGGTCAACGCATACCGCAAATACACAGAGGATGACGTTGTGACTCGCGCAGAGTGGAAAAGCCTGAATGACATTGCCTATCGGTTCCGCGTGACCCTTATGACATTCCTTAACCTGATATCCCGTGTTTATTGCGAGCCAGAAAAGGGTGACGTCAGCGGTGTGCAGCCGCTGACGTCGGGTGCGTGTAATTAATCGGTGTAGAGAAACTAAACGCATGAACATATTACAGCAAAAAACAGGATTACCACAATTTCGTTGCTTGCCACTCGGTTGCGGTAATCCGTCTTCGTTTCGGTATGAGCGGATGATAAAGGGGCGCTGGATACCCTGCAACCACAGCCGCGTTCGTGGAATTGTGGGTGTAATTAACCGCAGGGGGTTGGCGTGGACGAACGGATCACAGAACTCGATCGGCGCTACCGCGATCACTACGGAAAAATCGTCCACGTTGTTGGCTATGACCGCCAAAACGAGCGAGTTATTTACATGCGAGACGGATACGAGCATGAGTGTGTCAGCCCGCTTTGGCTGTTCAGAGAAAAATTCGAGAGGGTGTCATGAGCGTTAAGCTGTCTGCATTTGTCTGGGACGGTTGCGCATCGTCTGGTATGAAACTGGCATCAGTGGCCATCATGGCACGCCTAGCCGATTTCTCGTCTGATGATGGCGTTTGCTGGCCTTCAATTGAAACCATAGCGAGGCAGTTGGGAGCGGGACCAAGCACGGTTCGCACGACGATCGCGAGGCTGGAGAAAGATGGCTGGTTAACTCGCACACAGCGCAGGAAGGGGAACCGCAACGCATCGAACATGTATCAACTGAACGTTGCGAAGCTGTATGCCGCCGCCCAATCTCACCTGTCATATTCTGACACGTCAAAATCTGACACATCAAATTCTGATGCATCAAAATTTGACCCGTCAAAATCGAGCAAAAAACGCGGTTTTCACCCTCCAGAATCTGGCGGGGATCCGTTAGTAAATTCAAAACAAGATCCATCAGATAAAAAGACTCCTTGTCCGCCTGCTGAGCAGCCGGACCCTGAAGTCGATTTAACTGACTCTGCTAAGTCGGTTCTGTCTCACCTGAATCAGGTTACAGGCTCCCGTTATCAGGTCAGCAAAACCTCTATTGAAAATATCCGTGCTCGCATCGGGGAGGGTTTCACCGTTGACGAACTTTGCCTGACAGTCGATTACCTCAACGCCAAATGGGGCGCAGACCTGAACATGGCTGAATACCTGCGCCCAGTGACGTTGTTTCAGCCAACCAAATTCCCTGGCTATCTGGAAGGTGCTCGTAAGTGGGATGTTGCTGGCCGTCCTGTACAGCGTGACGGGAAGTGGTTCACGCAGGAAGGGCGATCACTATCAACTGATCACACCGAACGTGATGCGGCCTACCGCCGATTCATCGGCAGCGCATTGCCAACCAACAACCCCAGTCAGATTGAAACTCAAGTGCGTGCCGAAGCCAGTAAAGCTGGGTTGAAATCGTCAAAACCTGAATTTGCCATGAGTCGCTGGAACAGCATTTGGAAAGATGTTGCTCAGCGCCAGCAGGGAGGGAAAGCAGCATGATTCTTGACGACATCGAATTAGCAAAGGAACTCGAAGAAAAACAACTTTGGCGTCGTGCTGCTCGTCAGTGGCTCACAGTTATGGATCGGACAAAGGGAACCACGGAGCGTGGATTGGTAGCAACTCGCCGATCAATTTGCCTGTCCCGCGCCCGTATTGCCACACAGCAATACAGCGGTGTTCGGGTGATGACAGCAGCGGGAGGCGTACTCAATGACTGACAAGAAGCCATACCAGCGCCCGTTTCTTAAATGGGCTGGCGGTAAGTATTCCCTGCTTGATGAGCTTTATCGGCACATTCCTGAAGGAGTACGCCTGATTGAGCCATTCGTTGGTGGCGGATCAGTGTTTATCAATTCCGACAAACACGCCACTTATCTGCTGGCCGACATAAACACCGACTTGATCAACCTGTATCAAATGCTGGCAGCTGTTCCTGATGAGGTAACTCGCTTGGCTCGCCAAATGTTTACCCTCATGAATAACGATGATGGTTACCGAGCCATCCGTGATGAATTCAACGCTCAATTACTGGATGCCCCGACTCGCGCAGCAACTTTCCTGTACCTGAATCGCCATTGCTTCAATGGGCTCATCCGCTACAACCATAACAACCAGTTCAATGTTTCATGGGGAAAATACCGTGCGCCTTACTTCCCTGAAGTGGAACTAACAGCATTTTCCTCAATGGCACATAACTGCGTTTTCATGAATGCAGGATTTCGCCGCACGCTCGCACTGGCGGGTAAAGGTGACGTTGTTTACTGCGATCCCCCGTATGAACCCATGCCTGGAACCAGTGGTTTTACTGCTTATGCCGCTGGCGGGTTTAGTTGGGGCGATCAGGAAGCGTTAGCACACAGTTGCGTAGCTGCACATCAGCGAGGGGCGAGGGTGGTTATATCCAACTCCACGGCACCAAAGGTGATTGATCTGTACGAGCGTCACGGCTTCACGCTGCATCACGTCAGCGCTCGACGCTCAATTTCCAGTAAGGGCAGCACCCGTGAAACCGCGAAAGACTTGGTGGCCATTCTATGAAGTTAACACTACCGTTTCCTCCTAGCGTAAACACTTACTGGCGATCCCCTTCATCTGGTCCGTTGGCGGGCCGTCACCTTGTCAGTGCAAAAGGGCGTGCATTCCGCGCCCAAGCTATTGCATGCGTACTTGATCAACTTCGTCGCAAGCCTAAGGCCATCACTTCGCTGGTGGCCGTCACAATCACGTTTTACCCGCCTGATCGCCGTACACGGGATATGGATAACTATCTGAAGGCTCCGCTTGATGCGTTGACCCATGCTGGTGTGTGGGCTGATGACAGTCAGATTAAGCGAATGCTGTTGGAATGGGGGCCTGTAACGAAAGGCGGAAAAGCGGAGATAGTGATCAGCGATTTTCAGGGGGCAACATGGTGACGAAAACGGGAATGCAGCAATCCATAACGTCACTTGAACGTGAAAATTCTGCGCTAAAAACGCTACTTAGCAGAATGGAGCGAGAGCTGCGCGGAAAGCCGCTGCTGGAGGACGTGCCACCAAAGCCAGTCCCATCAATGATTCTCGGTTTGATGCGTGAATACAAACTGCCGTGGGAATGCTTCTGGTGCGATAAACACCGCGATTGGTTTGTTGTGCTGGATTCCTGTTTTCCTCATCACTGGGAAGACTGTGAGTGTCGAGCATGTATGAATGCCGATCCGCATGGAGGGTGTTAGTGAGAGCGTTATTAAGAACCGTTACCGTGCCTGAGTTGGGGCAGGTGATATTGCGCCCCGGCAAAGAATTGCTTTCGTTATTCACTGGTCGCGTGTTGGTTGTTAGTGAGCCTGATGAGCTTAAAGGGCTTCCGTCTGGCTTGCTGCCAAGCCAAGAACAGCAACTTGCCAATGATCCGCGCTGGCGTCCATTCCTCACGAATGAACGTGTGATGAACGCTGCTGGCGGCACTGATAGCCTTATTCACTGGCTAAATCAGTCAAATGTATGCCAGCGCGAAAGCGAATATCACACAAAGAATTTCACCACCCTCAAATACGGTAATAGCGGCATCCGCCTGTGTTGGCACTGTGACAACCTTGTACGCGATCATGAAACGCCAGTGCTGAACGAGCTCGCCGATCGCAATGCTGCTGAATGGGTAATCCATCAAGCGAGAACATGGTTGATGTTGCCTGAAGGACACCAGGTCACGTCACATGAGCTGAGCTGGTGGGCGGTAGTGCAGGGCGTATCTGACCTGCTACCACAGCACGCTATACGCATCAGTCTGCGTATGCCTGCACCAGAAGAGAAGGAAGGGCCACAGCGGGAATGCGATATCGAATGGACAACACCAGTCCGAGACATCATTGATGAACGCATAGAGCGTGTTAAGCCGGTCATTCGGCTGGTTGAAGATGCTGAGCCACCAGCGGGATTTATGCTGCGTCCGAAGTTGCAGCGCATGGAATGCGAGAAGTACACGCGGTGGGTGAAGTCACAGCAATGTGCATGCTGTGGCGCTCCTGCTGATGATCCGCATCACGTGATCGGGTACGGACTCGGCGGCATGGGTACAAAAACGCATGACATATTTGTTATTCCGCTGTGCCGCCGTCATCACGACGAGCTGCACAGGGATGTAACGGCATGGGAAGCGGAATACGGCAGTCAGTTACTTTTATTGGTCCAGACCCTAAACCGTGCATTGGGGATCGGGGCTATTTCAATCGGGAAAGTAAAAAAGGTGTAGAGAATGAGTGATATGTATGAGCGTTTAGATCGCTGGGGTGCCTGGGCTGCGTCGGAACAAAGCGGGGTAGACTGGCAACCAATCGCTGCTGGCTTTAAAGGACTTATCCCTCATGGTAAGAAGTCTCGTGCTCAGTGCGGTGATGACGAAGGGATCACGATCGATGGCTGCGTAGCTCGGTTAAAAAAATACAAGCCAGAAGAGTATGACCTTGTTGTTGCGCATTTTGTTTTAGGAATTTCTCTCCGAGCGATAGCCAAAAAGCGAAAATATTCCGATGGAACAATAAGAAAGGAGTTGCAAACAGCGATTGGTTTTATTGAAGGAGTTCTTTCAATTCTTAACAGTTAAGTTAAATGGCCGCTCATTTACATAGAGCGGCTATTTAATTAGACGTAAGGTCTTTTGGAGTTGGATTTATAAATCTTCTGACTTAGCTCTGAAGTGAAAATATCTTCATCTAAGAACTCAAGTAATTTTTTTATTTCTTTTTTTCCTTGCGGCATAACTATTTTTTCGGTTGCTCCCGAGCCGATAGTATCTAACTGGAAGTTTATTTTTTGTGCTGCAATTTTTAGCTTTGGAATGCTTTCATTGTCAAGTATTCCAGATGTGTTGATAAGTGTTATTTTATTACGAATGACGGTGTCAGCCACAACTTTCAAGTCAAAACCCTGAGGGAGACTAAATTTCATATGATTGCTAAAATTTTCAAGATCTTGATCTGTTGCTTCAGTGAAATAGCTGTCCATATTAAAAATGCTTCTTAGTTTATGGAAGCTCTTGAATCTTATGGTATCGCCATCAATAATTGCTGTTACTTTGTCATCAATATTAAAGCCCTCAGATGCTGCCATTGTGAAGGTGTTTTTACTTAAAAACAATGACTTTGAAATGTCTAAAATCTGACTTTTATTAAAAGTCTGAACAGCAATGATTGAATCATTAGTCGGGTCTATACCCATAAATAAGGCTTTTATGTGCTCTAGCCCTATTACCTTTGGATCCCACTGGGGTATTGCAGTGTTCCTTGTGACAGCATCAATTAATGGGGCTGAGTTAATAAAGTTATTTAATTCAAAACACTCGTCATAACTTGGTTTATAACCCGCATAAAAAGAAACTTTATTGCTATGATGAACGTCGAAGTATCTACTTTGATCTTGGAATGCCTGCAATAACTTACTATCTGTAGGGTTATCTGTGTTAACCCTCAAAATTGTACTGGCTGTGTTTTTATCCATTAAAGCGAAAAGAGGCATATTATCACCTTGTTACATGCAAAAATGTGTAGTCAGTTAATTGGACGACTGAGAAATTTACATTTCTAACGTCCGTTATTATTTCCCTAGATATAAGCACAAAGCCAACCCCAGTATCATCTTCAGCCTCATAGAATTTATATCCGAGTAAAGATAATAATGGGTTAAAGTTATAGTTTTCAGAAAAGCTAATATAAAACAATAGTGAAAAATAAAAGAACAATGCATATTTCCAATCTTCTGCAATTGAATCTGTTCCAAGTAACGGGAAAAGATAACTCAAGAAGTAGTTTGTTACTTCTTTGTTTGCAGGCGATATGGTGTCAATATTTTTTCTTAGTCTAACAAGATTTTTTTCCGCAAAAGTTATAAAAAATACACATGAGATCCAACTGACAAACCCCATAGCCATGCTGGAGTAGATCAACCAGGCGACATCCTTCATAAAGCCTATGAAAATTAAAGTCACACACACGGGTGCTATGGAGCTTGCTGTCAGTAAAAGTCTTGCAAATTTGTTCATGGCATAAACCTATAGTGTCACTGTATACATATACAGTACATTCAAAATCCTTTTAATGCCAAGCCATTAGTGCTTAAACATGTATCCTTTATGCGCGTGAGTCAATAATAAATGACTAACGCGTACGCAAAAACTTATGTACTGTGATAAGAGTGGTCGCGACGTTAAGCGGCTTAATCATTAGTTCCCCTGATTTTGGGGGTTAACGAAAAGGGCCTTTTACTGATCTGTACTTGCAGTAATTCCCCGCGTTGTGGGGTGCCAAAAAAACATACCAAACCCGCCAGCAGCGCGGGTTTTCTCATTTGAGTGGTGGTATTTCTCGGCGGACGGAACACAGTTCGAATTTGTTATCGCGCTCCGAGACAAACCACTCTGATTTAATCCATTTGTTAACGGCCTGAGCATCAACGCCCATGTGTCGAGCAAAGGCGGCTTTGTTGCCGGCGAAATTTTTGTCGATGTATTCAGTGAGGCTCATTATTACTCCGCGATGATTGCAGGGTTAACGATGAGATAGCTAGTGCCGTGCTCGTCGTCCATTTCTACAGCATCGAAACCGAGGTGAGCAGCTACGCGATCCCGTAAACGTTGCATTTCCCAGCTATATGCGCCGCCGATGTCGCTATCCAATCGTGGTGATAAACGTTCAGCGAATTCCTCACCCTGATTTTTGTCCCAAATGATATGGTCGGCTATTGATTCAACGTCATGAGTGCCCAGTTCAGCACGAAGAAACTCGTAAACCTCTTCAAATCGAGCGTCTAGATCACGAGACTCAGCGATATTTTCATCGTCAACGTAATATGAGAACACGTTTCCGCCACGACCTGCGTTGCCATGTGACGCAGCAGCATCCCAATCAGCGCTAGCGAAGATTCCATCAAAAACATTTACCTCTACTGTTGCAAATGCACCAATTTTGATGACTGGAGCTGCGTTGCTTGATGAGCCGTGGAACAGTTTCATTTTGAATCCCTCAATCTCGTTTCGATACAAACAATATAGTCAAAAACTGACTATATTGCAACACTTATTTCCACTTTTTTTAATCACACACAGCGCCCCGTAACTCGGAGGTGGAGACTATGAAAATGCCAGATAAAAACCCCGACGTGTGGGCGCAAATTATTGCGTGGTTTACACAGAAAGAGGTCGGCTACTCAGCGGCGGCAGCAGTTATGGCGCTTTTGCGAGCGGCATATGTTGGTCGTGATAGCTGGTCACGACGATCGCTTGATGCCGCAATGTGTTCGCTGGTGGCTTACTACATCAATGACGGGCTGTCAGCGCTCGGCTGGGACTCGAATTTTGCGTCGATGGGCAGCGTGTTCATCGGATTCCTCGGCATTGATTACATCAGCTCTATTTTGCGGCGGGTAGTCGGTAACAAAACTGGAGCGGGGGTAGACAATGCAGATCAGCAATAACGGTATCAACCTCATTAAACAATTTGAAGGGTGTCGATTAACCGCGTATCAGGATTCGGTTGGCGTTTGGACTTTGGGTTACGGATGGACACAGCCCGTTGACGGGAAACCCATCCGCCGCGGCATGACGATAGACGCGGCGACTGCTGAGCGATTGTTAAAAACTGGCGTTGTTCAGTATGAGCGGGCGGTGAATCAACTGGTGCGAGTCACAATCACTCAGAATCAATTCGATGCTCTCGTTTCGTTCACGTACAACCTCGGCTCTCGTTCTCTCTCTACATCGACGCTACTGAAAAATCTGAATGGCGGTGATATCTCTGGCGCTGCTGCCGAGTTCATGAAATGGAATCGTGCAGGCGGGAAAGTTCTGGCGGGGCTAACTCGTCGGCGCGAGGCGGAGCGTGCTCTGTTTCTGTCGTGAGCATCGTTCAGAGTTGGAAAATGGCAGTTCTGGCGCTGGTAGCTGGAATCATTGCTGGCGGTGCATTTTGCTGGTGGATCACATCAACGGGCTATAACACTGATATAGCGACGCTGAAAAATGAACATGCCGTAGCGCTAAAATCCGTATCAGACAGGGCGGTGGCAGATAGCGAAGCTGCTCGTAATCGCGAGCATGGTTTTCAGCAACAAATAACAGCGTTAGATGCCAAATCCACAAAGGAGCGGGAAAATGCAAAACGTGAAGCTGATAAGTTGCGTGCTGATATTGTCAGCGGGACTCGTCGCGTGCAGTTCGCCAGTGCCGCCCTTGCAACTTGTGAGCTTAGCTCGGGAGCAGTACGCAGCGCCAGCGGCTTGGGCAATGCAACCTCCGTCGAACTCTCTACAACTGCTGGCAGAAACATTCTCGATATCAGAGCCGGAATAAACGACGACCAGGCTAAGTTGGTTTATCTGCATGAGTACATCAGGGCATTACAGGCACAGGGAGTGATAGCGAAGTGAATATTATTCCCGTCTCATTCCGTGATGCGTGTGATTTCGTCAGGAAACTACATCGGCACAACAAGCCGCCAGTAGGCCATAAATTCAGTGTTGGGCTGCGCGACTCAACAGGAAATCTGGTGGGCGTGGCGATGGCCGGTCGTCCAGTGGCTCGGCATTTTGATGATGGTTTAACACTGGAGGTCAACAGGACATGCACGGATGGAACGCGAAACGCTAACAGCATGCTATACGGTGCTGTTCGGCGTGCCGCGTGGGGAATGGGATATTGCCGGATTATCACGTACACACAGGCTGATGAATCAGGTGCGTCACTTCGTGCGGCAGGTTTCGTTATGATTAAAAAACTACCAGCTCGCGGAAGTTGGTCAGAATCCAGCGTTAAACGGCGTGAAGGCCGTGACCCTGTAGGAAATGGCGGGGTTGCTCGGCAATTGTGGGAAGTGAGGCGATAGGCACTCCAGCAGGCATTCACTGAGTGCCTGTGATAATGCTGCTGTATACTCTCTGAAAAACTGGAGGGGATATGTCACATAATCTGGGTGATTTACCGCGTGACGAGCGGGACAAAATTAACGTCGATCTGGCGGCTTCTGGCGTAGCGTACAAAGAGCGCATGAATCTGCCCGTTGTTCCTGCTCATGTTGAATCCGAACAGCCGGAACATCTGCGTGAATATTTTCGTGAGCGGGTGGCGCACTACAGGCAGATAAGTAGAACGCTACCGCGTGGTACGGATTCGGTTTATCAGCAAATGGCCGAGGCTAACGGTAAGAAGTAAGCGAGGTATTATGGCCAATAAAAATAGCGCTCTTGTTTACGAGTCTGACCTGAGCGATTTTGATTTACGCCAGCACTCACTAGACATAGAAACGCCCGTTCGCATTGAGCACGAAACCCCAATAGGTCGCATACGACACGTTTATAAAAACGGCATTCCGATATGCCGATACATGGAAAGAACAGACTAGCCGCCCATTGAGGCGGTTTTTTTATTGCTATGAGGCTGAATATGGCCGGACTCAAAGAGTTATCAACGGAACTACAACGCGTTAAGAAACAAATTCCATTCGCCACGGCTCAGGCATTGACGAGTGTTGCCCGAAAAATTCAGGCGGCGCAAAAAACAGCATTTCAACGGAATCTGGAAAACCCCACCCCGTTTACAGTCAATTCACTAGGGTCTGCGGGTGCTAATAAAAACAATTTAAAAGCCAGAGTATTTGTCCGCGATATCGCAGCCAGTTATTTAGAGCCATTTGAATTCGGTGGTGCTCATAAGCTGAATAGTCAGGCATTGCTCAATCCCAAAAACATTAAGCTGAACAAACATGGCAACCTGACTCGTAACAAGATGTCGCAACTAAAAGCCAAGTCGGATGTGTTTGTTGGCGAGGTCGGTGGCGTAAATGGTGTATGGCAGCGCAGGAAGGCGAAGAAGACAAAGAAAGGGAAAAAACGTCTGAAGCGATCACAAAATGGTTCTCGTCGCTCTAGACAGAAGATGCCAGCGCCAAAGTTGTTGATTCGGTTTGGTGACGCGCTGCAAGTCAATCCAACACTAGGTTACATGGACAGGGCTAACGCGATGGCAGCGGCATTGATGCCGGGTGAGTTGAGTCGGGCGATAGCAGAAGCGATGAGGACGGCGAAATGATGTCATCAAATGACAACAGTTATCATCTAGAAAAAAATGGGTCCTTCCTGGCACTTTTGTAAAGTACGGGCATTGCGCGCCGCGTTCTTTCACTAGCTATAAACTTTTGAAATTTGGGTAACAGGTAACAACTGAGGTAACAGATGAATCAGTCGGATTTTGCAAAACTTCACGGTGTGAGCCGGAAGACCGTAACCGCCTGGAAGGCGCGCGGTTGGCTGGTTCTGGCTGGTGACGACATTGATGTTGAGGCATCAAATGCCAATCTGGAACGCTACCGAAAAACTGTTACCCAACCTGAAAAAAAAGGCGCAGGTAACACGCAAGGTAACAAACAGGGTAACAAGTCAGGTAACAGACCATCAGGTAACAAGTCGGGTAACAAAAACGATAAGGATCGTCCGGAGTCTGCGACTAAAACCGTCGAGCGGTTGATCGCCGAACACGGCGTAACAATGACGCTCGATGAAGCGCGGCAGATGAAAGAAAACTTCCTCGCGTTGCTTACCCAGCTCGAGTACGACATTAAATCGGGTCAGGTGTTGCCATACAAAGAAATGATTGAGGCGGTAGGCAATGAATACGCCCGTATGCGCACCCGCCTCATTGCGATTGCTCCTGAACATGGCCCCCGGTTGCGGGTGCTGGCTTCTACCACCAACGATGCGGAGTTTGTCCAGGCACTGCAGGAGGTGGTTTACGAGGCGATGGAGGAATTGAGCCTTGATGCAGATAACAACCGAGGAGAGAACTAACGCGGCAGCCTGGCAGAATTTCACCGGAGAGCTGCGCCAGCGTCGATCCGATGTTCGTCCTCCAGAGCCACTTTCACTGAGCGAGTGGGCTAACAAATATGCTGTTCTGTCAAAAGAGACCAGTGCCCAAACTGGCCGCTTTCGGTCCTTTGCTTATCAGGACGGCATGATGGATGCAGTCACCGACCCATCGGTGACACAGGTATCGGTCATGAAGTCGGCGCGTGTCGGCTACACCAAGATCCTTGACCACGTTGTCGGTTACTATCTGGCGCATGACCCATCGCCAATCCTTATTGTTCAGCCGCGTGTTGAGGATGCTGAGGATTACAGTAAAACCGAGATTGCGCCAATGTTGCGCGATACTCCTGTTCTGGCGGAAATTTGTGGTGACCCAAAGGCGAAGGATAGTAATCAGACCATCCTCAAGAAGACATTTGCCAACGGTGCCAATTTGACGCTGGTGGGTGCAAACAGCCCTGGCGGCTTCCGCCGCATCACCTGCCGCATTATCTTGTTTGACGAAGTGGATGGTTATCCTGCTGGCGGTGCTGGTGTTGAAGGGGATCAGATTGCGCTGGGCATCAAGCGTTCGGAGACTTTCTGGAATCGCAAGATAGCACTGGGATCAACGCCAACCGTGAAGGGTACCAGTCGTATTGAAAAGGCGTATGAGGAAAGCGACCAGCGCCACTATTACGTTCCGTGTCCTCACTGTGGTGAATATCAGGTTTTGGAGTGGGGAGGGCCAGACACCCCCTATGGTATCAAATGGGACAAGGATGAGTATGGCGAGGGTATTCCCGATACTGCTTATTACGTCTGCCGCCATAACGGTTGCGTGATCCACCATAACGAAAAATCGGTGATGGTGAAGCGTGGAGAATGGCGGGCCAGTAAACCGTTTAAAGGCCATGCTGGTTTCCATATCTGGGCAGGCTACAGCCTGTTTCCCAACGCAGCCTGGAAATATCTGGTTGCCGAATGGTTGCGAGTCAAAAACGACCCGCTCATGCGGCAGACATTCATTAACCTGGTACTGGGCGAGCCATATGAGGATCGTGGTGAGAAGGCACTGAGTGAAAAACGGCTGTTGGAACGCTGTGAGGTCTATGCAGCTGAAGTACCTGACGGGGTGGCTGTGCTTACTGCAGGCATCGATACCCAGGACGGTCGCTTTGAAATTGAGGTTACCGGCTGGGGCCGCAATGAGGAGAGCTGGTCCATTGCTTTTGATGTTATTGAAGGCGATTTAGAGACCAATGAGCCATGGCAACGCCTCGATGCCTATCTCAAACAGATTTGGCGCCGTGCTGATGGGCGCGGATTCACGATCATGGCGGCATGTATGGACTCCGGTGGGCACCATACTCAAAAGGTATACGAGTTTGCCAAAGAGCGTCTCGGGCGCCGTATTTGGGCAATCAAGGGTGAATCCGCGCGGGGTGGTAAACGTTCGCCGGTTTGGCCAACTAAAAAGCCCACATCCAGATCCAAAGCCAGCTTCAAGCCAATCATCATTGGCGTGAATGCGGCAAAAGATACCGTTCGTGGGCGCCTGCATATTGAGGCACCGGCTCCGGGGGAGTCGGCCGCCAGCTATATGCATTTCCCTGCTGATCGGGACCTGAACTACTTTGGTCAGTTGTTGGCGGAACGTTCGGTGCTCAAGGTGTCCGGCGGGCAGCGTTATCGCGTTTGGGAACAAATACCCGGGCGAGCTAATGAGGCATTAGACTGCCGAGTTTATAGTTACGCTGCGCTGTGTGGGTTGTTTTATCTCGGTCTGAAATTGAATTTGTTGGCTGATAATATCGCGATAAATCCCGACCGATTATTGCCAGCTCCAACCGAGCCAGAAGAAAAGCCAAACCTACGCCTACCCGGTGTCATTGTTTCTGAACCGGAAAAACCAAAGCGTAAGCGCCTGTCACAACTTTTGCCATCTTAAGGATCACTATGTTTAACCGTAACACTAGCCTGCTGGCCGGTGCGATGACGACTGAGCAATTGCAGGCCGCATTGGCGAAGGCGCAGCAGGCCTATATCGATCTGGCTGCCGGATCCCGCGGTGTGTCGTTTTCGTATACGCAGGGTGATGGCACTCGTTCTGTTTCCTACCAGCAATCCTCTATAGCTGACTTGATGGCGCTGATCCAGTTGCTGCAGGCTCAGTTGGGTATTGTTCCCCGCCCGCGTCGGCCTATGAGGTTTAGATTCTGATGAGTGACATCAAGATTTTAGGCCCAAATGGGCAACCACTCGCTCCGTCGAGGTCAAAGGCGTCCATGCTGGTGGGCGGCAGTCGAGTTCCTTACGATGCGGCAGACTCATTCAGTGACCAGTTGGCAAACTGGCAACCAGCGCTGTGGTCGCCGGATAATGAGATCAATATCTACCGCGATCGCATTGTCTCCCGCGTGCGGGATTTGGCGCGTAATGATGGGTGGGCCAGTGGCAGTATCACCCGTGTGCTGGATAACGCCGTTGGCGCGAACTTTCGGCCCATACTAAAGCCTGATTACCGCATGCTGGCACTGATGACTGGTAACAGTGCGTTTGACGCCACCTGGGCGGATGAATACGGCAAAGTGATCGAGGCACACTGGCGGTCATGGGCGCAGGATGACCCTGGCCGTTTTTGTGATGTTGAGCGGAAACAGACCGTGTCTCAAATGCTGCGGTTGGGTTTCCGTCACAAGCTTATTGATGGGGATGCGTTGGCGATCCTGCAATACCGTCCCGACCGGCTTGGCCGCGGGCGAGGCCGCTATGCAACAACAGTGCAGATCGTTGACCCTGATCGCCTAAGCAACCCGCAACAAAACTTTGATATGCCCAACATCCGCGGTGGTGTTGAAATTGATGGTGATGGTGCACCGGTGGCATACCACATCCGTGAGGCGCATATCGGCGACTGGTGGAGCGGAGCCAAAACGATGACCTGGCGGCGTATCCCGAGGGAAACCGACTGGGGGCGGCCACATGTGGTGCACGATTATGATCATGAGCGTGGTGCTCAGCATCGGGGTAACGGCATGCTAACACCGGTCGTTCAGCGTCTGAAAATGCTCATCAAGTATGACCAGACGGAGCTGGAGGCAGCGATATTGAACGCGGTCTTCGGTGCCTACATTACCTCGCCGTACGATCCGCAGATGGTTGAAGCAGCGATGGGGGACGCCTTCGACGACACCAGTATTGGTGCTTACCAAGATGGTCGTGTTGATTTCCATAAAGATCGGCGTATATCACTGCAAAACGGCGCAAGAATGCCGATTTTATACCCCGGTGAGGATGTCAAAGCAGTCAACGCTGCACGCCCACACAGTAACTTTGAAGTTTTCGAAAGCGCTGCTTTACGCAATATTGCAGCTGCAACGGGGCTTTCTACCCAGCAGGTAACACAGGACTGGTCAGATGTTAACTACAGTTCCGCCCGTTCGGCGATGCTGGAAGCATGGAAAACGCTGACTCGTCGGCGTGATGACTTTTCAGCGGGGTTTGCCCAGCCGATCCTCTCTGCGTTTATCGAAGAAATCCATGATACGGAAGATTTACCGCTGCCAGCCGGCGCGCCGCATTTTCTGGACGCCAGGGCTGCTTATTGTCGTGCTCGCTGGATGGGGCCGGGACGTGGCTGGGTGGATCCGGTAGCAGAGAAGAAAGGCGCAATCCTCGGAATGGATGCTGGCCTTTCCACGCTGGAAATGGAAGCAGCGGAAAACGCAGGCGAAGACTGGGAAGAAATGCTGGATCAGCGGCAGCGCGAAATTGCCGCATTTAAAGAGCGTGGGCTTCCACTTCCAAGCTGGGCACAGGCAGAAATGCTAGCCCCAGAAACAATAAAAGATCCGGAGGCAGAGTGAATTTACCGCATCTGGCGCAGCGACTGTTTAATACGCCGCTGGCGCTTCACCCGCAAAAAGCCGAAGTGGTCATGGCTGCCATGATGGACCGTTTCGGCATAACTCGCATCAACACCCTGGCATCGGATTGGATGGGCGATGATGACACCTTCACCCGAAAGGCCCGAAAGCAGGATACTGGTTATGACGTGGTGGATGGGGTGGCAATAATCCCCGTCCAGGGAACGCTGGTTCAAAAGTTGGGTTCGTTGCGACCGTATAGCGGCATGACAGGATACGATGGAATCAGACAGTCATTTCTCACTGCAATGAACGACCCTGATGTTGGGGGTATCTGTCTTGATATCGATTCACCAGGCGGAGAGGTTGCCGGATGTTTTGACCTTGTGGATGAGATTTATCACGCTCGTGGCTCAAAACCAATCTATGCCATTCAAACAGAGAATGCATATTCTGCCGCTTATGCCATCGCCAGCGCAGCTGATCGTATCTATGTACCGCGCACAGGAGGTGTTGGTTCAGTTGGCGTGATTGTCATTCACTGTGACTGGTCACAGAGAATTAAAGAAGATGGACTAGCGGTCACAATTATTACGTATGGCGATCGCAAGGCCGAAAGCAATCCTTACGTCAAACTGAGTGAGCAGGCTCGTGCTGCGATTCAGGATGATGTGGATACGATGGGACGGCTGTTTGTCAGTACAGTAGCCCGAAACCGGGGGATCACTGAGAAAACCATTCGCAATACGCAGGCCGCTTGTTTTCTGGGGGCTGATGGCGTTCAACTGGGACTGGCTGACGCGGTCATGACCCCTGATGCTGCATTCCGAAAATTACTCAATGAAGTGGGAGCATAATGTATGTCTAAGTTTCAATTTGCACATCTTCTTGGCTTGAAGAAAAAAGCCTCCGAAGAAGAGGATGATGATAAAGAAAAAGGCAAAAAGGCGAAATCTCGCCGCGCTGAAGAAGAGCGTGATGATGAGGAAAGCGCCGAAGAGGGGGATGATGCCGACGCTGAAGAAGGTGACGACAACGATTCTGATGCCGAAGAAGATGACAACGAAGAAAAGGGTAAAAAGGCGAAGTCTCGTCGCGCAGAAGATGACGAAGATGACGAAAACGACGACGTGAAAAAAGGTCGCCGTGCTGAGCGTAAACGTTGTGCTGCAATCTTTGGCAGTAAGCACTCCGCAGGTCGCCCCGATATGGCGGCTCACCTGGCGTTTAATACTCGCATGAGCGCGAGTGAAGCGATTGACACGCTGGCAACTATGGGGGTCGTCGCTCCGGAGAAAAGTGCGCATGTATCGCTGGATGAGCGCATGCAAGACGAAAAGGTACGGCTGGGACCAGATGGCGACAAGCCGTCAACGGGTAAAAAAGCGCTGGTCAGTAAGATGACCAGTCTCTATGACTCTGCGCGAGGTAATAAGTAATGGATCAGATTGGGCAAAACCAATTCGCACCGGGTATGCAAAGCACCGCTTTCGTGCCAGACCAGTTAATCTCTGGCCCACTCCAGATTGTTACTGATTCCGTAACGATTGGAATCTCTGGCGTTCTGAAGCGCGGTACTATACTGGGCATGATTACTGCAACGGGCATGTATATTCCGAGCAAGAAAGATGCAACTGACGGTAGCGAAAAACCTACAGCAATTTTGGTTGATGATGTTGACACCACTACAGTTTCTCAAACGGGCGGTGTTTACCTCATGGGGGAATTTAATCAACATCGCCTGATTTTTGATAGCACCTGGACTGTTGCTGAGTTGAAAGCGGCCTGCCGCCCACTGGCTATTTTCCTGCGCGATAGCATTCAAGCCCCATTATCCTGATTTAACCCCCTTACCGAAAACACTATGCCTATTAACGGCAGGGTTTCTCTCATCCTGAATTTGAGCCAGTAGTCATACTGGCATCACAAAGAGACTGAATATGGAAAACATTTTTGATACCAGCGTACTGGTTCAGGTCGTTCCGAATCTGAAAACCAGCCAAAACTGGTTGTTGGACCGCTTCTTCCCGAACGTGGTGACTTACGAAACGGAAGAAGTGGCAATTGATGTGGACGTTGGTCTGCGTCGCATGGCTCCATTCGTATCACCGCTGGTGGAAGGTAAACTTGTCGAAAGTCGCAAATACCAGACCAATACCTTCAAACCGGCATATATCAAAGATAAGCGTGCGCCTGACCTGCGCAAACCTATCCGCCGACAGATCGGAGAGCGTATCGGCGGTGAATTTTCTGCTGCTGAGCGTGAAATGCTGAACCTGCAATTCGAGATGGCTGATCAGATCGACATGATTAACCGCCGACTGGAATGGATGGCATCCAGTGCAATGGTGTCCGGTAAGGTTACGGTTACTGGTGCAGGCTACGAAACCAAAATTGTTGATTTTGCGCGTTCATCAGATTTAACGATTACGCTCAGCGGCAGTGATAAATGGCCGTTAACGGTAGCAGCAGGTACGACCAATACTCAGCCATCGGATGATATTGAAATCTGGCAAACGCTGATTCTCAAAAACTCTGGCGCGGTACCCACTGATTTGATTTTCACAAACAAGTCGTGGAGAGCGTTTCGTCTGGATACCACGATCAAAGATAACGCCATCACATTCCCTGCTTTGAGTCCGTTCGGAAATCAGATTAATGCCGGTGCGCAGGTGCAGAAAGGGGCTGTATATAAAGGCCGCTGGGGTAATTTTGACTTGTGGCTGTATAACGACTGGTTTATTGACCCGTTGGATAATATCGAGAAACCGATGATCCCTGATGGCGCAGTCATTATGTCGGGTGCAGACCTTATGGGAACTCGTGCATTCGGTGTAATTCTGGACCCCAAATTCAACTATGGCCCTCTGGCCTATGCCCCTAAAACTTGGGTGAAAGAAGACCCTGCGCAGCGTTTGCTGATGATGCAGTCAGCTCCGTTGGTTATTCCAAGTCGGGTTAACGCGGCTCTATGTGCGACGGTGGTGTGATATGGCAAAAGAACAACCCGCAGACACTGAGTTGGGCGGCTTGCCGCCCGAGTTGCAGGTCGGTGGTCAGGTAAGTGGCGAAACATTGCCTATTGTCGATAAGCCTAATGACCATCCTGACGACAACGACAACGACAACGACAACGACAACGACAACGACAACGACAACGACAACGACAACGACAACGACAACGACAACGATGATGATGATGAATCCGAGCATGCTTCTCTCGCCGATTCATTACCCGCTGGCCAGATATCAGTTGTTGTCACAAAAGGCAATACCGTGCGCCATGACGGCAATGATTACTCAGAAAGCAGAACGTTTTCGTTATCCGTTGAAGATGCTCAGCGCCTTATTGGGCTTGGTGTGGTGGCTGATGTTGATGTGCTCCGCAAGCAGGCCTTAGTCAGAGCGGCACCTTCAGTATCTGTAAAGTCGGGGGAGTGATGGGTATCAACTGGGATCAACATTTACTCGCACCGTTGCATAATGTTTTTGGTGACCCGGTTGAATACCGACCAGCCAGTGGGACGCCATATACCATCAGTGGCATTTTTGACCGGGCTTACACTCAGCAGGTTGAGCCGCTTGATGATGGCAGCACAATAAATACTACATCGCCAGTTTTGGGGGTGCGTGATAGCCAATTCATCGCGGCACCGAAAAAGGGGGATCGTGTATTCATTGGCGTTGTCGGTGGCGAACCCGTAAATACATTGTTTGCGGTGTCTGATATACAGCCAGACAGCCACGGTGGGACCAAGCTCATTCTGAACAGGACGAAAACATGAACGCAGCAGGAATAAGGTTGCTTGTCATTGACGCGTTGAAAAATAAGACTGTAGCTGATGATCGTGTCTATTCACCGCGTGACTGGCCTACGTCAGAGGATATGTATCCGGCAATTTTGGTGCAGACGCCGATTGACGTAAAAAACTCTCTGGGGCGCAACGCTCCGCAATTCAATACTGTCACTACCGTTCGTGTTACTGGTCGTTTACAGGAACTGGATGATGAGACAGAAGATAACGGAGCAGTTAAAGCCGAAGAAGCGTTGGAAGAGTTGCGTGAGCAAATTGAACGGGCGCTGATCAATAGCTACGAGCTAACCCGACAAACGCAGCAGTTTGTTCAAATCCGCTCAACGATTGATGTTGACGCCAGCGGTGAGGGGCATATGGCCCAGTTGCTGATGGAGTTGGATATCGAATATTACCAAGGGCCAGAAACGTTTTACGTTATCGACTCAAGCCCGCTTGTCGGCGTAGATGTCACCATTGATATGCCAGCAGGCACACCTGAACCTCGCGTAAAAATCAATCTTCAGGAGTAACTCATGTTTGTGAAACCCAAAGACGGGCGCAGTGTTCGCTGCCCTGTTAAGGGCATCCCTTTGCCTAAAGATGGCGCAGAGGTGCCGAGTAATCCGTTCTGGAATCGTCGCGTCAGTGACGGTGATGTTGAGCGGGTAGAAAACATCACCGGCACGGATAAAAAACGCGCCAATAATGGGGAGCAAAAATAATGGCAGTCCCATTCACTCAAATTCCCAGCAATCTGCGTACCCCGTTGTTTTATGTTGAGTTTGACAACTCAATGGCCAATACAGCAACGACGACGCAGCGCACGCTGATTATTGGTCAAAAACTGGATGTCGCCGAGGCACAGGCCAACATTCCCCAGAAAGTTTCGTCAGCATCAACGGTCGCTGGAATTTGTGGCTCAGGTTCGATGCTGCACAACATGATGACGGCGTATCTGGCTAATGATTCCACGGCGGAAATCTGGCTATTGCCTCTGCCCGACGCAGCAGGGGCTACAGCCGCATCAGGGAAGATAAAAATCAACTCAGCCGCTATGGAAACGGGCGTTATTTCCGTCTATATCGGCGGCGTGCGTGTTCAACTGACCGTTGTGCCTACTGACACCGTTGATAATGTTGCTAGTGCATTAGCGTCAGCCATTAATGCTAAAAACGCTCTCCCGGTTACCGCCGCCGCTGCAACGGATACCGTGACGCTGACAACTAAAAACAAAGGTGCTCACGGTAATGGGATTGATATCAGGCTGAACTATCTGGGCCGTGCCGGTGGTGAAATCACCCCAACAGGAATGGGGGTGACGATCACTGCTATGGCGGGGGGCGTTGGCGTGCCGGATATGTCGGCAGGGCTGGCGAACCTACAGGACAGAACGTTTGATTTTATTGTTAATCCCTACACCGATACGGCGTCACTGGATGTAATCAAGTCGTTCCTGTCTGACAACGGCGGTCGTTGGTCTTGGGATCAGCAACTGTATGGCCACTCGTATGGAACATTATCTGGAACATACGGAACGCTAAGTGCGGCGGGTGAAGCACGTAATAACCAACACGAATCATTGCTGGGTATTAACCGCTCCCCATCACCGGCCTACATTTGGACGGCTGCACTGACTGGGGCTATCGCTCCGAGCCTGCGTAACGACCCTGGCAGGCCGACGCAAACATTACCGATTAATGGCGTGCTGGCTCCGGCGTTGGAAGATCGTTTCTCGCTGACAGAGCGAAACAACCTGCTTTATTCCGGTATTTCCACATTCACTGTTGCAGATGATGGCACGGTGCAGGTTGAAAACGTCATTACAACGTATCAGGAAAACAGCTTTGGTGACGCTGATGACAGCTATTTGCAGGTCGAAACACTCTATCTGCTGATGTTTGTCACGCGTTATATGCGCACCCAGATAACCAGTAAGTTTTCCCGTATGAAATTGGTTGCCAATGGCACTCGATTTGCGCCTGGCTCGGCAATGGTCACTCCCAACACCATCCGCGCAGAGCTGATTGCTCAATACCAAACGCTGGAATTTAACGGTTACGTTCAAGACGCGGCCAGTTTTGTGCGTGAACTGACGGTAGAAAAGAGCACATCGAACCCGAACCGGGTCGATGTTCTTTGGACGGGGACGCTGGTTAATCAACTGCGTATTTTTGCATTACTTAATCAGTTCCGCCTGCAAGCGAGCTAATCAGGAGACGAATAATGGCTGGAGATACAAGTAATCGCCTCGCCGGTACAGCGTATGTCACCGTTGATGGGGTGACAATCATGGTTGTTGGGCAGTTCAAGTACCGCCCATCAAAGGTGGAGCGGACCACGCTGACGGGAATGGATGGTGTGCACGGTTATAAAGAAAAGCCGATTGCGCCGTTTATTTCATGTCAGGTTCGTGACAGTGGCGGAACTACCGTGGCTGATTTTAACGATCAGACGAACGTAAACATTGTGGCCGAATTGGCTAACGGTAAAACGATCATCGGTCGCGGTATGTGGACTGTCAACGCTCAGGAAGTTGACAGTGAAGAGGCACAGTTTGACGTGCGCTGGGAAGGCGGCGAAGTTTCGGAGTATTAATTATGGCTGAGTTGGAACGGATCAAAATTATCCCTCTAGCGGTATCTATTGAAGATACCGCGCAGAAAATCGTTTATGAGCAACTGGAGCTTAAAGCCCCAGTACTGGCGCAAGTAGAACAGTTTTACGAGGCGCAATCTAAGGGAACGGCTATTGCTGCGATGCGTTTATTGATCTCGCTCGTGTCGAGCGTCCCCGAAAGCATTTTAAAGAAAATGGATTATGTAGATTTTCTAGAATGCCAGGAGTATCTGCTGGGTTTTTTGACTTGGAAGCCCTCGGAAATTGGCAAACCCTAGCGGCTGATGTGACATTTTATTACCGCTGGCAGCCCGATGTCGCATGGAATATGACGAAAGACAGGCTCCAGTGGTGGTCAAAACAAGCAGTACGAATTAACAAGGTTCAGGCGGGTGACAATGGCTAATTCATTTGATTTTGAGCTAACAGCTAATGATCAGGCTAGCGCCTCTATCGCTCGAATTGAGGATGCCCTGCGGCAATTGGGACCTGTCCTGGATAATGCCCGAGACAAGCTTAAGTTAGGCGGGGATGATTCGCGTCAGGAGATTGACGAACTTGGTGGGAAATTTGAGAGCCTATCCCGACACGCCAGAGATAGCGTCCAGTTCGTTGGCGACCTCGTTCCCCCGCTGAAAATGGTGGGGGGGTTAACGCTTGGGCTGGGTGGTGCCGCTACGGTTATCAATGTTATTAAAAATAACCTGAAGGAGTTTGCGGATTACGGTTATCGCATTGATACCACAGCGAAGAATATCAGTATGACTGCCCACTCCTTTCAGGAGCTTACTGGGGCAATGATTGAAAACGGCAGCGCCCGTGAGGCTTCCGAATCGGCAATAAACGATTTATTCACAAAAGCAACTGATGGCTTATGGGGGGATAACAACGCTTTTAAGTCAAACTTGATGCAAATGGGCATTGACATACATAAAACAAAAGAGGGGCTAGCAGATGTAGGGCGCTTGGCAGATGATCTTAACCGAGTGCTGCAATCAATGCCCCCCGGACTTCAGGCGCTATATATCAATAAACTTGGGTTGTCTCCAGAGCTATTAAGTTTATTTCGAAACTCAGCGGATGAGGTGCAGCGACTTAAAGATCAGGCGCAGCGTGATGGGCTAATTCTTAGTGATAAAGAAATTCAGAACGCCGTAGCGTTCAAGCAGCAACTTAACCAGATCTCTGCTGCATGGGATGGCATGACGCTAAGAAGCCAGTCGTGGTTGGGGCAGTCAGGAATGATGAAGGAGTCCGTTGAAGAGATTAAGCAGATCTTGGTACATGGACCAGATAACTTCACGATGGGAAAGATTTTTGGATTTAACAATGGAGGCGAACAGGCAGATTTGTTGCGTAAAGCATATGGCGATGAGAGATTTAAGGAGACGCTTTCACTTAAAGAAAAACTTGATCTTCATTTGGGATACGCTTCTGATGATTTGCTTGAAAAATTAAAAAATTACTACCCCTCAACACCTCCTGAAAAAATAATTAATCCAACAGATAGAGCGTTAGGGAACACACCAGAGCAAAAACACCTTTCAATGTTGGAGGCTAAACACAAACTCCCTTCAGGTATTCTTGATAATGTGTGGGATGCTGAATCTTCTCGCGGGAAAAATCTGTTATCGCCCAAAGGCGCTCAAGGGCCATTCCAGTTTATGCCAGCCACTGGCAGAGATTATGGGCTTAATTCGTCAGGTGATCGAATGGATTTTCACAAATCGAGTGAGGCCGCAGCACGCTACTTGTCCGATCTACTTAAAATGTTTGAGGGTGATGTTAAAAAAGCTCTTGCTGCATATAACTGGGGTCCTGGGCGGGTTCGTGATTATGGCTTGGGGCGTGCACCCAAGGAAACCAGAGATTATCTGCATAAAACAATGCCAGGATTGCCATATTTTTATCAACAAGATAGTGGCTGGGAAACGGATGGCAGCGTTAATCAAAACGCACCATCAATATATGGGTATCAATCTTATCAGCGGCAAAATGATGAGTTAAATATAAACGCCCCAATGACGAAAGCATCAACGAGTCAGGACGATCTTTCTTCTGCCCTCAGGACTGCTATGGAAGACCAGAAGATGCAAATCGAACTGACTCTGATTAATGACAGGACGGGGGAGCAACAGCAGTACACGTCAAGAGGTGGACGGATCGAGGCACCATTGCGGTTTTCATAATAAATGGCGCATCCCTGCGCCTTCTGTTAGAAGGGAAGCGAGTTTCTTCTAATGCGTTCAAGTACCAGCTTATCGCAGTCCCAAAGATTGGAGGGCAATGGCATTTCATCTATGAGACCAATGATTATTTTCCTTGTCTCTTCGATGATGTACCCAAACTCGTTAGCATGATCGTAGGCTTTGCTGGAAAACTCAGAACGCAAGTCTTTAAGCGCTGGATGGAGTTGCCGGAATAAATCTCGGCTTCTATTGGATGAGTCCCACAACCATGCAAGCCTAATGATCTCTTTTTCCGTTAACCTAATATTTGCAGGTAGCGAGTTCTGCTTCCCGATGTACTCACCCTCAAGTGTATCCAGATATTCTATGGCTTCACCGATCTGGTCTGGCGGCAACTGGTGGATGTGTTCAACGTCAAATCGCTGGTGGACGAGCTTCCAGATATCAGGGTAGATATTACCCATACCTGTAGCGTTCAGTCTTTCGGCAGTTTGGCGTAGCGGTATTAATTGTTTTGCTGTGGATTGGCGCGGCTTTGGTTTAGATGGTTCAATAGTCTGACTTCCCGCCTCACGATCTAATATGTCCAGCACCCAGCGGCGGAACTCTTTGGCAACATCTGTACGGGCAAACATCGCAATCAGGTGAGCACCACGTAGGGAGAAAACACGAACTTTTTTGCGATAATTCCCTGAGGTCACTGATTCAGTGACCTGAGACATCCCAGATGAAAATTCGTCACTGTTTTGATTGTAGAGGTTAGTTATGGACTTTGTGCTCTTGTATTCAAGGGCAGATGCAAGGTCTGTAGATGTGAACCACAGTTGTTTGTTTAAGTATACAGTATTGAATTGGGTGCTACGGAAAGCCAGTTGAGTTGTCATGATTTATGTCCTGTGAGATATTTTGAATTCCCCCTTTTGATGGGGTGGCCGGGCGCTCAAAACCGCTCACAGACGGCGGGCGTATTTCCCTTCGGGTGTTGTATTAGCCGCACGCCCGGCCATAAATCAAAATTCAGGCATAAAAAATCCGCAAGGCTGTCGGGTGCGGATTCCGCTGTGAGAGTAGGCGTTTTGAGCGCCGATCTCACTATACGAACAAGGCATGGCTTTTGTCAAATATGGATAGCAAAATGAAACCTGATCAATCGGACATTTATCAGCAGTTAATTCAGCAACCCTTTATTCAAAGCTACATTAAGGAATTTGAAGGGATATACCCGTTCAATGAAAACAGTTTCAAGATAGAGATTTGGGATGACATTGGTCAATGTTCAGTCTGGTTAGGATTTGAAGACCAGTTCGCTATCCGTGACGCTTTTGGCAACTGGAGTGAAGCATCTGCGGAAGAATGCATTATGTTAAGGGATGGCTCTTTAGTCGGAACAATGAACTGATGGACCGATAGTTTCCACTTCAGTGGGCCGTTTAATCGGCCCTTGATGGGATCCGATCTGGAGGTCAGCAACAACTTCCACTGTCTGTAAAAATGAATTGCAGATCTGTGTTTGTAAGTTGAAAACGCAAGTGGTTATTTTTTACTCAAAGGACAGGGTTATGAAATTAGTCAAACTACTAATAGCGTGTATTATCGCTTTCTTTGCTATTAAGGTTTTTTTTGGTGAAATATCTGTTTTTAGTTTCATAATAATCATATTTGTTCTTGTTATTCCTGTTAGCATATTCCTCTCAATAAAAAGAGATAAAGATTCAAAAAGAACGGCGGCAAGATGGGTGTTGTTGATATCTCTAGTGCTAATAGGGTGTTTTGTTTTTATAGTCAAGGGTATGATAAGCGAAGCAAGGAAATGTAATGTTAATGTGGAAGAGTTTTATCATGGAGACGATGCGTTGTGCTTTTCTCTCCTAAACTTTGCATCAATCCTTTTGGAAAAGAAGGATATATCTGTTTCAGATTACAGGATTCTAAACCCCAGAAGAGTAATTGTTAAATCGGTCAGTAACGAATATTACGACATACAAAAGCCAGTCGATTCAGATGAATATTATTTTTCAGTGATTCCAGTCAAAGAAAAAAATCTATTCTAATTTTTTCTTGTATATAGCCCCGCCAGTCGGGGCTTTTTTACGCCCGGAGAAAAGTAAATGCCATTAATTCATGATGCATTGCAATCAGTTCTTGGTGGAACGGGGAATAAATGGCGGTGGGAAGACTATCTGCACCAAGCCAGCTTTCGCGGAGTTCCTTTTGCTGTTGTTGCTGCTGATGGCGCATTTGGGCGTCGTCAGGCTGTACATGAATATCCGTACCGCGATACGGCGTGGGTTGAAGATATTGGCCGCTCAACGCGAAAAATGACACTAAAGGGCTTCCTTATTCAGGACAGCGCAAAATATAACGCTCCAGATGTCATTAAACAGCGTGAATCACTGATTGCAGCGTGTGAGGCATTTGGCTCAGGAACATTAATTCACCCGACGCTGGGAGAGTTAACGGTCAGCATTCCTGAAGGTGGGTTGCGGATCAGCGAAAGTATGGATTCGGGGCGCATATTTGAATTTAGCCTGACCATCATTGAATCTGGGTTAAAGGTTTTTGCCATTACAGGAAATAGCGCTGCTGCAACGTTAGTCAAAGACGGTTTTCTAAAAACAGCCAGTATTGCTGTTCTTGCTTTTATTGCGCAGGTTAAGGGGGAAATGCGTAGCGTTACGCAGGCCATTAAAACGATTAAAAACGTAGCTAATTTCTGGGTAAATATGGTTAACAGCACAGTAAGCGAAGTAACTAATCTGGGAAATACGCTGCGTAGCACATTCGGCAGTGAACGATACGGGCGCTATAACCGTGGAAATACTGACGCTGATAATTATCAGTCTCTAACTAATCAGGTAATGGCTCAGGGGGTTGTTGATCGTGAGTCTATATTAGAGAAAACGAACGATGTCAGAAATGCATCATCGATAGAGGGTTTTGCTGAGGCAGTTAACGTTGCGGTGGTTGCAATATTGAATAGTAGCGGGGGGCTAGAGGATAGGGTGCGAGCGTTGGAGAATTTAACCACGCTGGGCGATTCAACACTCTATGCGACATCAGCTGATCGCAACGTTTCCGACAGCGCAGTCAATTTCATTATTGTGCTATGCACCGCGGCGATGGTCAGTGCCGCTGTTGAATACAACCCATCGAGTAGCGATGAGGCAACGGCGCTTCAAAATCGCGTATGTGAAGCGCTGGATGACGCACTCGTTAATGTGGGTAATCGTGGTGAGGATGATGTCTATGCCCAATTACTGGAATTGCGTAAATCATTTATTGACGCAATGCGGATAAAGAGCGACACGCTGGCCGGCGTGATGCAGGTTACTGTCCCGAAAACGCTTCCATCGCTCACGCTGGCAAATCGCCTGTATCAGGATGCAACGCGCAGCGATGAGTTAATACAAGAAACGAACCCCCGTCACCCGGCATTTATGCCCACAACGTTTACGGCCTTACGAAAATGACAGATGAATTAGTGCTGACAGTCGGGGGTAAACAACTCTCAGGCTGGGATGAAGTGCGCGTCACGCGCGGAATAGAGCGATTTCCGTCTGATTTCGATTTATCGCTGATGGATTATTACCCCGGAAGTAATGAGCGGCAATTAGTTAACCCTGGCGATGAATGCACTGTGAAGCTGGGTGGGGATTTGGTTCTGACGGGGTACGTTGATCAGTGGAGCCCGATGATCTCCCGAACTCGTCATGAGGTCAGAGCGACAGGGCGTAGCAAATGCCAGGACCTCGTTGACTGTTCGGCTGAGTGGCCCAACAACGTCATTAATATGTCCGACCCAATCCAGTTAGCTAGAAAACTGGCGCAGCCCTACGGTATTTCTGTTTCATCTGACGTGACAGGGCTTGAGGCTATACCGCAATTTACCTTGAATTGGGGAGAATCCGCACAGGAGATTATCGACCGGGTTAGCCGGTTCTCTGCGTTGTTGTACTACGACCTGCCAGACGGAAATTTGTACCTCACTCGTGTTGGAACTAAAAAAGCGGCCAGCGGTGTAGCGCAGGGCGTGAACGTAGAAACGGCATATTTCAGTAGTTCAATGGATGAACGGTTTTCTGAATATATCGGCGTGTCAATGACGATAACGGGAGTTCAAGTGCTGGGTGGTGGGTACGATGCCGTTACGCTGGCTACTGCGCGTGATCCAGAAGCTGCAAAAATGCGTAATCGGAAACGTATCGTCATCGTTGAAAGCACAATGAATGCGCTAAACCAATCTCAAAAGGCGATTGACTGGGAAATGAACCGCCGATATGGGCGTTCTCGACAACTCAACGTCACAATCGACAGTTGGCGGGATAGTGCGGGAGCACTGTGGGAGCCCAATACATTGATCCCTATAAAAATCCCCGTTCTAGGGTTAGCTGACGAGGAGTGGATTTTATCTGAGGTCACGTACATTCGCGACGGACAAGGCACTCACGCCCGAATGACGCTAATGCCGCCCGCTGCATTCAGCGTCCAACCGTATTATTTCTATGAGCAACTTTTGGCGTTCAACCAATGAATATTGATATCGGCTTTATTCGTCGGCTGGCAACTCGTGTAGCCATGATGCTCGGCGTGGGGAAAATCACAGCGCAGGATGATGGCGGCGTTGTGCAAACCGTTCAATACAAAACGCCTCTTGAGGTTGTAGGTAACACACCTCGGATGGCGGAATTCGGTTTTTCTTCGGGCTTACCAGTCGGTACAAACGTTGTGATCGGATTTCTAGGTGGCGATCGTTCTAGTGCTGTGATTCTGGCGAGCAGTCATCCTGAATACCGTCATAGAGATTTAAAGCCGGGCGAGGTAGCCGTTTACAACCAGTGGGGAATGGTTATCCGCCTGACAGAAGAAGGGATCGTTATTGAGGCGAACGGGAAGCCAGTTACCGTTAATAATGCAACAAAATTGACGGCAACGGCAACTGATGAGGTAAGACTGATTACCCCCAAGCTCATGGTTACGGGCGACATTATTGATAATTGCGATAGCAATACGGCGACGATGAAACAACTGCGTGATGCGTATAACGAACATGATCATAGCGTTGATAACGTTCAGCCGGGTAACGCGTCAATCACCAGTAAAAATCCGGGGAGACAGGTCACATGACAGATATCAAGTCGTTCTGGAACGTTGATGAAATTCATGCCGACTGGATCGCAGGCGAAGGGCGTTTGCTTGATGGCGATGATTTGCAAACGGCCATCATCATCAGTTTGTTTACCGATCGTCTTGCTCGTGCTGATGATAATTATGAGAGCACGGACAGGAGAGGATGGTGGGGGGATTCTGGCGAAAAAGACCTAATCGGTTCACGTCTCTGGCTGTTACGCCGCCAAAAGCTGACAACTGCTGTGGCGTTAAATGCTGAGGTGTACGCAGCAGAGGCCCTGCAATGGCTCATTGATGACGGCGTTGTCGGCTCGCTCAATGTCGTTACACAAATCGTTTTTCCCGCCCGCTTGAACATGGCGATCAGCTATTCCCGCCCGAATGGGGATAGCTATGAAGAAATGAAATTTTTCTGGGTATGGGAGCAAAAAACCAATGCCATTTAAACGAAAAACGCTAACAGAGTTGCGTGAACAGAACCGTGTTTTCCTGCAAACTGAGCTGAAGTCTGTCGGTAGCCTGCTGAGGTTTTCAAACCTGAGTGTTATTGCTGATGTTGATGCTGGAATGGCGCACCTGCATAACGCGTATCTTGATTATATCGCACTGCAAGCGACCCCATTTACCGCTACAGATGAGTGGTTAGCTGCATGGGGAGCCATGAAAAGTGTTTATCGCAAACCACCTACGCCAGCTACTGCTGAGTATCAAATTAGTGGGAACGTTGGCGCATTTATACCAGCGGGTTCGTTACTGAATCGTAGCGATGGCTATCAATACCGAATTGATACCGATGTAACCATCGGCAGTACGGGAACGGAAACGATAGCGATTACCGCTGTGCTGTCTGATATAGCGATTGACGTAACAGGCGGTGGGAGCGCGGGAAATTCACCGACTGGCACGGCGCTGACATTAGACAGATCGTTTGCTGGCGTTGTGTCCACAAACATTATGAGCACACCCGCAACAGGCGGGGCAGACCTTGAGAGCGAGGAGTCGTTCCGCGCCCGCATACTATCCGCATTTCAGAACCCCCCGCAGGGAGGCAGTGATGCCGATTACAAAAAATGGGCGCTGGATGTACCTGGTGTTACGAGGGTGTGGGTTCGCCGTAGAGCATTGGGACCCGGCACGGTGGGTGTTTACATCATGTGTGACGGGGATGATAAAACCAATAACGGATTCCCTGTTGGCACCGACGGCATTTCCCGCCTTGAAGACTGGGGGGCGTATAAAGCCACGGGTGATCAGGGGCGAGTTGCTGATTATATTTTCCCACTTCAGCCTGTCACCGCGCTGGTCTGGATATGCTCACCGATCAAACGAATCATAGATGTAACCCTCAGTGGGTTATCCGATGCGCCCGCATCAATTAAAACGGCGATACGCGATGCACTCAACGCGGTTCTATTTGAAAACGGTAATCCTGATGGCACCGGCAGGGTTTTACTCTCCGACCTGAATTATGCGATCGGCGGAGTGAATGGAACAACCGGGTACATTCTGGAGTCGCCAGTAGCAAACATTGTACTGGGAGTCGGTCAGTTGCCCGTGCTTGGCGAGGTCACCTACTTATGAATCAATACGATGTTGATGACTATACCCATGCTCTCCAAAACCTCATGCCAACGGGGATGGCGTGGCCACGCAGCGTCGATGGGATTCAATACGCGTTATTACGAGCGTTAGCACAATCATTTCATGCAACAGACGTTACCGCACATGAACTACTCACTGGCGCATTTCCTCCCACTGCAACAATGTTACTCCCTGAGTGGGAGGCAACGCTGGGTTTACCTGATGATTGTGCCATCGGGGATATCGTTACGATAGAACAGCGACGACAAGCCGTTGTCACCAAACTACTCAGTACGGGGGGGCAGTCCAAAACATATTTCATCGAATTAGCAGCAATGCTGGGCTATGAAGTCACGATAACGGAATACCGTCAGGCTAGGGCGGGGCTATCCGTCTGCGGTGACCCATTAAATGGGGAGTTTTGGCCGTTTGTCTGGCTGGTAACAATTACTAAAGATAATCCCAATGGTTCTATCCGTTTGCTGAGATGTCGTCTGGACGCGTTTTCCCCATCGCATACGGTTTTTCAAATCACGATTAAATCAAACTTAAAACTAACTCTGACGCTGTCTAATGGCGTGTTATCCGGTGAGTTGACTGCAAACGCTGGAATTGTTGTGTCGGGTGTAGATATCACATTGTTTTATTCATTGGCTGGCGGGAAAGCTGAGACGGTCGTCATGAAAACTGACAGTGATGGGAAATTTAGCGTAACGCCCGGATTTAATATTGGTTATGACGTTCTGGCTCACGCCACGGTTTTAAATCAATTGGGTGAATGGGAAAACGTCGAGTCGTCATTATCTAATCGAATTAAATTCAATGGCGCTATTAAATTTAATGGCTCTAATAAATTCAGAGGTTGAGCATGTCAGAAATAACACCAAATGATTTACCGCCAATTAATGAATTGGATGAGTTCACGGCTCATATTCCAGAGCTGCAAACAGACACCGATGTTTTAGCCGGAACAGATGGACCCGCTAATTTTCAGGCGCAGGCATTAGCGAACCGGACAAAACATTTAAAGAGCATTCTGGATGCAGTGAGTCAGCAATTAACCGAAATCAACCAGGCTGTAGCCGCCGCGCAGCAATCAGCTGACACTGCGAAACAGGGCGCTGACGCGTCTATGAAAAAGACGGCAAATGGCTCAGATATTGCTGACAAATCAGCGTTTCGTGCAAATATCGGTTTAGAGGTTCAGACATCATCTACTGACGCTACGCCAAATAGAATATTGAAAATGGCCGAGAATGGCGCTGGGCCGTTTGGATTAGGGAGCGCTGCGTCGCTGTTAGCAACGACAGATATTGTTGTGCAATTGAGAAGTGCAGCAAGTGGTTATTACAGATGTGCAGTAAACACCGTGAGAGCGCCATCAACCGCTGCTTGGGGGTTTCATGTTGTAAGGTGGGACTCAAACACTGTCATGGTTACTGCCGTTAGTACAGCACCTGCTGGTGGTATGCAGTACATCGTAATTGGCCCGACAACAGACAGTGGCTGGATTCCGATCTACGGAAGTAACAACTTGTCATTCCCTCTATCAATTGCAAATGGCGGTTCAAATAAAAATACCGGAGCGTTTGCTAACGGCCCAAATTCAAGAACAGCAGTAACACTCAGTAACTTTCTATCGTCAGTATCTACATACGGTAATAACTCCGCTGGTTCAGTTTCAATTAGCGATGACGGGGGAAACTGGCACACGTACCTGAGTGTAAAACATCGCTCGGGGATTGATGACGGGATTGATTATGGGTTCATGCTGACAGACAGGGCTATGACGACAAATAGCTATTCAGAAATAGGATTGCGGAAACGGACTCCGGCTGGTTGGCGAGGTTTTGTCAATTTGTGGCATTCTGAGAATTTATCGAAGCAAGACTCAGTGATGGATACAACAGTGGGTAGGGTTTTATTGTCTAATGCGTATGGCATGGGGGATGGGGCGCTACTGCCTGCGACCCAAAACTATGCAGAAATTGCCCCCGCTGGTATTACGAGAGCATTCAAATCACCTGCTAATGGGGTTAACTGGCCGACAACTGATGTTGCCTGGGTGGGACAACACTGGGCTTATGATAAAAACGCTGGAGCCTCATTTGCAATACTGTCCGCACAAACTTTAGGCTCAGTTAGGGCGTCGATACAAATAAGAAGGAATTCCAGCAATCTGGCCTGGCTTAATGTCCTCTTGTCAAATCAGTATATTGCGGATTCCGGCGGGTTCTACAAAACCGCTAGCCCAGTTATTAACATTTATTCTGACGGCTCATTCACTACTACAGCTGAGGCTGAAGGCGTAAACGTCGAACGACTGAGTGAGGGCGTTTATAAAATCACTGGTTGCCAGGGCATGCATCCGGATGCTGCGTGGAACGGCATAGACGGCGGCGTGAGCAATCCGAAATGCCGCAATGGGCAGGAACTAACGTGGAACAATTACGAAGTCGATGAAGACGGCTCTATCACTGTCTACACGTTCCATCGCGTCCACCCTGAAGCGATGCCTTTTGCACAGAACCGGCTGACGCTCGACAAAGCTCCGTTCGATCCTGAGAAGGGCCATACACCTGATATGGAATGGCCAGACCAGACGCCGATTGACGTACCGCGCGGTCTATTTATTCAAGTGCGCGTCAACATGCCAGAGCATGAACCCGTCAAACCAGCGGTCAATCATAGCAATGCTTATTGCAACACAGTATCCCCAGCCAAATAAGTCGTAATCATCTCAATAGCCGCTAAACGCGGCTTTTTTCATTTCTGGAGAAAGATTTTGTATGCGTAAAATTAATAAAATAACAAATACGGCAAACAGTGATAACGAATTCACCGATGGCGTTGTTGCTGCCGGAATTCAGCCAACCATTCTCCCCGCTGGTTGGTTTAATGTTATTCAACGTGAATTGGTCGCGGTTGTTGAGGGTGCTGGTTTATCGTTGGATGATAATAATGATAAGCAAATCAGTGAAATTATCGGGAAGATATCATCTGTAGTTAATCATTACAGAAACTACGGATACCCGTTATGGGAAAATACAATACCGTACGAAACTGGAACTGTTGTCCGTCATAACGATGCACTGTATTTATCCCTGACGGATAACAACAGAGTTATACCCGGCACTGATGCGTCGTTTTGGCAGCCGTATATTCAACGTGAATCAACCAGGGATGAGGCGATATTGGGTCAGGGTAGTCAAGAGGTCATCACACCCCGCCGCTTGCACGACGGCGCTAGCTATCTCGATGAGCAACTGAAAATCGAGCTGCGTCCGCAACTAATAGAGATCGGAATGGGGGGGGCTGTGGTTCACTGATACCCCCCCGGATGGCTGGCTTGAGGCGAACGGACAGGCATTTGATGTTGAGAAATACCCAAAATTAGCACTGAAATTTCCTTCAGGCAGGGTTCCTGACGTCAGAGGGCGCTTTCTTCGCGGCTGGGCGCACGGTTCTACAGTTGACCCGGATTCGGATAGAGAAATAAACAGCTATCAAGAAGACGCAATCAGAAATATCAAAGGCGCTGTTTCCGGAGCGATCGAGGAGGGAAACGCATACACCGGAGCATTTTACGAGTCGCCGGGCGGCCCTGGTGGGCCTGGTGGGCATGGAGATATGGGGCTGGGGTTTGACGCATCACGCGTCGTTCCAACAGCAGATGAGAATCGACCAAAAAACATCGCTGTTATGATTATTATAAAAACGGATTTGGCTGAATCAACACCGGGGGAACAGACGCCAACTGCGATTGTTCTCACGCCACAATCAGCAAACGTCAATTCCGGTACCACACGGCAGTTCTCAGCAGCGGTTTTGCCATCCCCACTTCAGAGCGATTACCCCGTTTCATGGTCTGTCAGCGATTCGACGCTAGGGAGTATTAGTACCAACGGATTGTATACAGCGACGGCAGGGCAAACGGGAACGCAGACAATCATTGCGTCGATCAGTACCGGATTAACGCAAACGGTCACGCTAAATCAGTATGTTTTCCTCACCGCGATTTCTATTGCTGCGATACCGAATGTTCAGGTTGACGGTACATATAATCTCGCTGTGACATTCAATCCGTCGAACTACACAGAGCCCGCTGACTATGCGAGCAGCGATGCGCAAATTGCCAGCATCGTTGGCGGCGTTGTAACTGGCGTTGGTGCAGGAACGGCGACAGCTAGCGTGACAGGTCGCCACTCAGGTGTCACGGCATCGCGACCGGTGACTGTTACGCCAAAAATCGTTGTCGAGAAATACCTACAGATTAACGAACGTCTATCTGAGATTGCCGCCGCTGGCGCAACAGCACAGGCCGCAGCGCGGAGTAATCTGGGGCTGGGTGTGCTGGCGACAAAAGACAGCCTCACAGCTGCTGACGTTGGCGCCGTTCCGCAGTCAAACGTATCACTTGGCACTGAGAATCTGAACACGGTCATGTCACACGGTCGTAAATTCCAGTCGTTAACGAGTAACGCAACGTTGGCGCGGAATTATCCCGTCGCGCTCGCTGGCATGTTAGACGTTATCAGGACGACAGAGGCCAGCATTCGGCAGATATTCTATCCGTACAACACAACTGACGTGTATCACCGTTACTGCGTTTACCCCGGCGCTGATCCTATTGTGTTCAGCGCATGGGTAAAATCCGGCGGAGACTATCTGGAGAAATCCCAGAATCTGGCAGATGTGCCGAATAAATCAGTTGCGCGGGATAATATTGGGGTGGGATACACAATATCGACGAGTGAACCTCCGGCCAGCGCCGGAGGCTACGCAGCAGGCCATATCTGGTATCAGGTGGGGGAATAATTATGCCGTTATTTCGTGAATCAGGAGGGGGGTTCGCCTCTGTTAAACGACTCGATATCAATAATAACGGGACAATCAAAAATGTAGTCGCTGCGTGGGTTTGTGATAATGGGACGTTTAAACCCGTATTCCCGAATGAGCGTCAATATCATGACCCGTCAGCATATTACGACATAACGAACGCGTCAGGAGGTGCAATAACTCGAGCTGAGCCAGAGGTCGAGGGCGGCTACGGGTTCAGGGGGTGGAAACTAGCAGAATGTCGTATACCATTTTCCGGCGCACTGAATGATGCGGATTGGTCACTGCTCGAGGTCATTGTGATTGCTACGAGCGCTGCATTGATGTGCGATGCAGTCTCAACAGGCGGTAATCAGCCGAGCTGCAAATCAATAGAGTATAACGGAGGGAATACAGTCAATCTCGGCAGTTATGTGTCAACGAACACAAATTTTGCAGTTTCCGCTAGACCTGGATATATCGGGCAGGTGGGATTCTATAACTATCTGAAAACGACGCTGCACGCTGCTGAGTTTTCAGATAAATACAATCAGCAACTGGGGGTACGTTGGCGCTGGCATAGCAAACTGCACGACATGTATTTCGAGCACATATTCACGAATGCCAGCATGATGATCACAGCCGTCTGATTGATTACGCAAAAAACGACAAACGCCCGGCGATAACGTCGAGCGCGTCTTCGAGTGTGGGAACGGGATCAATATGAATCGCTGGCGCGTCACTCCCCCCGACGCGTACAGCGACATAAAACCCTGAGTCCTCGATTACAGCGTATGAACCTAGTGGGCAATCCGTCAACATGTCGTTGTCGTCGAGTACGCAGATCGTCGTTCCGTTATAGTTGATCGTTTCCAT